TGAGATGAAAAGAGATTTATATTCAGTCTTTGGCTTTCAACCATCTGGAAAGTATGGTACAGCCGAAGATAACTCTTTGAGAGGACTGATAGCTCTTGTGTACTATTGGTTTTCTTGTCAGGAGTCTGAAGGATTAGATTTCTTTAGTTGTGTTCTTCCTGCTATTTATGGTGACGATGTGGTGTGTGCTGTTAAACCACAAGTCCAATCATGGTTCAATAATGTTTGTTATGGTAAGTTTGTTTGTGAAGTTTATGGAATGGAATTTACAAGTGCTCTGAAATCCAAAGACTTGATCCCATTCGTGAAACCAGCTCAAGCGAGTTTTCTCAAACGAACTTTCCATTGGCATGAAGCGTTGAAATGTTATGTCGGTCATCTCGACTATGACTCTATTTATAAATGCTTGTATTGGAGTGAACCTTCATCAAGCGTTTCAGAGTCCACTCAACAGATCATGACTATTGACTCATGTTTACGCGAGAGTTTCTTTCACTTGGATCAGATTCACTATGACAAGTTTAGAAACTTTCTTCTTGCGCGGTACACTCAGGAATTTGGAATCACTGAGGGGCTACGTAAGACGCACTTTCATGAATATGCACATTTGGTTAGATACTATTCCAGTGTGCCTATAGTGGAAGGTCCGCCGAAAGGTATCAAAGAAATTGCGTTACCTACCAGTATCTTTGACAATGAGGACAGCAGTGTATGTGAAGTCCGCTGCATAAATCAGGACTATAGGGTATCCACTCAGAGTATTAGTCAACTCTGTATTGGAGAAAAGACACAGTGGCTATCAGAACAGAGTTTATTGTATCTTATTGATGAATTAGAACAAGAGTACAAAACACTAACTGATGAACCAAGAGTCTCACCGTTTGTTGGTCTTTCTGTGGGTGATATGAGAAGAACAATAGAGTATATGACATCTCAAGAGGTTAGAGATGCTGTTGAAAACTATGCTCATTGGTTCAATCATACGAACTCACTGCAAGAATCTATCAGATTTGCTAATAGTGCGTTAAGACGCCATGCAAATAATAATAGATTCAATGCTCAGATGGAGGCAGGAATGCCTAAAGAAGGACCTATTGATCCTAAAACGGAAGAGAAACATGAGAATGTTGTTGACGTTGGAGGAGATTCGAATATGGAAGCGAAGGAATATGACTCAATTGAAATGGGTATCCCAAGTTCGGCAGAAATGCAAAATTTCTTGAGTCGTCCTGTGCTTATTGCTACTTATGTCATTAACGTGAATGCTAATTTTGATGTTGCGCTTGATCCTTGGAGTACTTTCCTAAATGATCCTGGTGTCTTGAAAAAATTAGGAAATTTTGCTTTTCTTCGAGGAAAGTTGGGATTAAAATTTGCGTTATCAGCTCCTCCATTTTTGTATGGAAAGTTGATGGTTGGCTATGTGGCCCAAGCTTTGAACACACAAGTGTATACCACTTATGCTGGTACCGGAGCTCCATATAGACTCTCCTTCATGAAGTGGTTGTCACAAGGCAAGTACAACTATATCATGGATGTTGGAGACAACAAACCGCTTGAATTTGAAGTCCCTATGATCAATTTCAAGCAAATGATTCGCCTATTCAACAACGCAACTGGAGTTATTGGTGCTGGCTTTGATGATGCCGCCTATTTGGGCAGGCTCATTATGAAGACACTTAATAATGTGCAAGCGGCAAACTCCAATGCTCCTACTTCTTTGTCTCTCACAGTGTATGCGTATATGACAGACGTGACGCTGATGGGGTTGACTGGAACACAAGTTACTATTACTACAGAATCAAAGAATACTACAACTAGTGTTCCCAAGAAGAAAGGAGTTGGTGCGAATCAAGGTGAATTAAGAGGAGGTGTGTTTGAGACTATTGGGTCTGTTTTAGCTGACATGATAGGCGTATTGGCAAGAGTTCCAGTCATAGCCCCATTTGCACGAGCCGGTAGAAGTGTTTTTCGGGCTATGTCAGAAGTTTCCTCTATTTTTGGGTGGTCAGCTCCTATGATCACTCCTGCCATGCGACATGGAATACATGTCAAGAATGATGCCTTTCAGAATGCAGTTACCACAATTACTGAGAATTTTGGCAAGAAATGTACTTATGATCCTTTGCAAGGTTTGATAGTTGATCCCAGAATATGTGGATCGATTGATGATGAGTTATCTATTGCCCGAATAACTGGTCAAGAATCTCTTTTAGATCAGTTTACATGGCCTGCATCTGCTACGCCTATGGCGACCATACTGTGGAATACGTGGGTTCATCCCATGGCAGCAGTTAAAGGTCCCGTTGCAGCGAGTCAAGCATTCATTCAACCAACCTCCCTAGGCTTTGCCGCCAAAGCCTTTAAATATTGGCGTGGAACCATTAAGTATCGTTTCCAAATTGTGAGATCTCAACTACAGCGAGGTAAAATCGCAGTTCTCATGGAACCGAATCCGAATCAGTATACATTGATTTCAACTACACTTCATTTGAATAAGCAACACATTGACATTTATGACATCCAAGAAACTACAGAGTTCGAAGTTTGTGTCAAGTGGAACTTCTCAAGACAGTGGGCGTTGATTCCTGATGATCCTGCTTCTGTGCGATCTACAGGAGCTGATTTTGATTCAACATTGGCAACTTCAATTGCTGATTATACTAATGGCTTCATTACAATATTTCCTTTTACCGAAATGCAGTCTCCCGATAGCACTGCTTCAGTTTATGTTAACGTTTTTGTTAGCTCGCCAGATATGGCTTTCAATGTATATACCAATAGGCATTTTCCATTGACTAGAGCTACCACACAAAGCAAGAATTCCCCAGATACTGCTTATGGTGATACGTGTTTTGACATTAACGAAGATGTTATCGGTCGAGACCATATGTCTGGTCTACATTTCGGTGAACAACCTGTTTCATTCAGATCTTATCTCAAGAGATTTTTTAAGTCTCGAGATGACGTTTCAACCACATTTACTGGTGGTTTAGTTTCATGTGTACGTCCTCTCTATCCCCCGACACTTCCTGCTATAGGTGGTGGTGCTGCGTCCTCAACGGACTTGGTTCACTATCTTACGTATGCGTATTTGGCGAGAAGGGGTTCGGTAAGAAAAAGATTAAGATGTTCAGGAGCCGTTAACGGCACAATGGACCACGGCAAGGTGTTTCTTGATTTCATGGGTACCGCTATCACTACTTCAACAGCAGTGTCTGCTGCTTCGGCAGCTGCGACGACCTTTGGAACAGCAACTTTTGTTCCTGTCACGAATGGTGGGATTGAAGTGGAGTTTCCTTATTACTCCAACAATCTCTATATTCCAGCAGGATCGTTAAACTTTGTAGGAATTTCAGATCCCAACTATCAACAGTTGGGTTACTGGAATTATAACTATCAACAAGAGTTTGCACCTTGCACTTCAGTTACTCTTCGTATCGTTGAGGAGACTGCCTTTGGTGATGATTTCACATTCATGCACTATTATGGCGCTCCTTTTTACAGTACGGGAAGTTACTAACAAAACTCAACAGACCTGTTGTTTTTTCTTTTTAAAAGCTATAAATGATCACTAGCAAGTATTAGTAGTGATCGTTTCATGGTGCGATTAAGAAGAAACTGGGTCGAGCGGGACAACGCGATATAAATTAAGGTTTTCCAAAAGAAATCTCGG